TGCATTTACTGCATAGATAAACATAAGCTAAACCATTGATTTTATTATATATTTTATTACAGGCATACGCATGACCCACCCCCCCTATATACGTAATATGTACACAGGTTCTGCATAATTTTAGGGTATGGGTTTATAAACCAGAGTGCGGCTACTTACAGTAGCTAGAATATTGGGCATAAAAAAAGCTGGCATTGTAAACCAGCTTGTGTTTAGCCTTTCGGGGCACTATTTTTTTCTTGTTGGGTATTATTTTAGGTCTGAATTTGCGTACGGATGCCGCAATAGGGTTTCTTTTACGAGTTCGGCTACTTACCATTAGTTGTTCCTGAAAAAGAAAAAAAGGGAAAAAAGAAAAACAAGCACTTTTTACCGTATTTTTTGACTCTTGTCAACCCCCTAAATAAAAATAAATTTTTCTTGACAACTTATTTCTTCCTAAATCTCTATTTTTGTGTTATAATATGTATACCATGAGAAAAAAACGTCAATTTAACTCATTATTGGAGCAAATTAGTGCCGAATACGAAGAAAAGGGACGTTTTACAACGCATATACCAAGCCATCATGTATATTATATACGTGCGGCTTTAAAAGAACGTACTGGACAGGACTTCAGCGTTGAGGACATTGAAAAATCATTGGTAGCAGAGGGATTGTCTGAGTATGTCAGGTGAAAACCTGCCCTACCATAAGCGTAAAGAAGCTGTACTTATACTTGAGGGGTTCGCTACAGCCAATCTAACGTACAAAGGACGGAGTTATACCAATGGATTCCGTCCTTTAATTAATATAATGAGATAATATGGCACGAAAAAGAGATAAACAGCCCCCAAAAACGAAAAAATACTTTCGTTCTACTAAATCTGGTGCTGGCATGACTAAAGCTGGCGTAGAAAGATATAGACGAGAGAACCCGGGTAGTAAATTAAAGACAGCAGTAACTGGTAAAGTTAAGAAAGGAAGCAAAGCAGCAAAGAGACGTAAATCATTTTGTGCAAGAAGTGCAGGACAGATGAAAAAGTTTCCTAAAGCCGCAAAAAACCCTAACAGTCGTTTAAGACAGGCTAGGAGAAGATGGAAGTGTTAAATGTGGATACCAGTTATAACAATATTATGGGCACTCGGTGAAGGTGCGACATGGGTAAATTTTCCAATGGTTAATTTTCCCTTTTCATCACAAGAAACTTGCTATGGCTACATAGAAAGTGCAAGAAATAAAATTACACAAGACCCTCAATACTTAAATGGGTATAGTACTTGTGTATATATAGGTAGCCCTACAGGAGAGAATACGTAATGTTTCAAGCTTTTATAGGACCAATAAGCGAACTCGCTGGTTCATTTATGCAAGGACAGATAGAAAAGCAGAAAGCTAAAGCAAATTTAGCACAAACAAAAGCTGCTGCAGAAGCTGAGATTATGAAAACTGCGGCAACCCATGATTCAAAATGGGAAATTATTATGGCACAGGGTACACAGAACTCGTGGAAAGACGAACTGGTTACTATTGTTATTTTAATACCCACTGTGTTAGTTTTTATTCCGGGAATGGAAGATGTTGTAAAAAATGGTTTTGCAAGATTAAATGAGTTACCTGAATGGTATACTTATTTATTATTCTTAACTGTTTCAGCAGCTTTAGGTATTCGCGGACTAGATAAGTTTAGAAAGAAATAATGACCTGCAAGTGTGGCGAAAATGAAAAATGTACTTGCAATGGTGATTTGCAGTATATAAATACTGAAAAGTCTAGTAATGACTTAGTGCCTGATAAGTTAGCTTATCAAACAAATAAACGGAGGATGGCTTGGATTTTATTGGCTATGATGCTTTTCACTACACTTGCTACAATTTACGACCCTACCAGAATGGCGGACGCAGAAAGTATTCTGATGACCCAATACCTGTCAATGTGTGGACTGTTAGGGGCTTATTTTGGTTTTAGTGCTATAGGAGGACGAAAATAATGGCAGCACCGATATTTGTAATAGGAGCAGTGGCTCGTAAAGCAATAGAATTTGCAACGAGAAAAGCAGCTGAAGCATTTGTTAAAAGCAAAGGAAAAGGCAAAATAGTACAAGGTTTAAAAAATATAGGCAAAAGAATTAAAACTACTGTAAGAGATATACAAAAAGATTTAGGAGAGGATGCTATTACTAAAGATGAAGCTATAGTATCTGGTGCTGTATTAGGAGCTTATCCTATTCATAAAATGCAACAGAAAAAAGAAGAAAAAAAATCTATTATGGAATTAGAAACAAATGCATCTCAAAAAGCAAAAAACAATAATTAAAGCTAATGGTTGGGATAATCACGAAGATACATTTGAAGAGAACTTACGACGAGAGTTGGTAGCGGCAAGAGAGACAATATTTTTATTAAAAGATGATATAAAAGAATTGACAAAATCTTATTATAAAATATTAAAAGAAAATGAGAAATTGAAAAGGACTAATTAATGGAATACTTTGTTGAACGGTTGCAGAAAGAATTAGAGATTGATGAGGGATGTAAGTATGAAACGTATTTGGACCATCTTGGTTTACCCACTTTTGGTATTGGGCACTTGGTCAAAGAGACTGACCAAGAACATGACAAACCTATTGGAACAGCCGTTAGCAAAGAACGGGTGCTTGAATGTTTTGAGCAGGATATACGAACGACTATAATGGATTGTAAGAAGATATTTGATGATTGGGAGGCTATGCCTGAGCAAGTAAGATTAATCATGGCAAATATGATGTTCAATCTCGGATATCCAAGATTTTCCAAATTTAAAAAAATGATACAGGCTGTTAGAGATGGCGAGTGGATTGAAGCCGGAAATCAAATGCAGGATTCTAGATGGTACAAACAAGTAACCAATAGAGCAGATAGACTAATTCATAGAATGAAGGGAGTACCATTACATGGCTGAAGATGACGATATTAAACCAGAAGTTGTTGACGTTGACCAAATGAAACGAGAAAACTATTTTAATCTAGGAAGAGATGATTATATGAGCCTAGATGAATATTTGTTAAGTCCACAATCAGATAGAGATTTAAAAAGTAAACGTGGTAAAGCAACTTTACCTAAATATGACAGACCTAATAAGGATGACCGAATGTCAGATAGGGATAAAGAAGTATTAAAAAAAGTAAGAGAAAAAAACCCACGTGTATCTGACCAAGATTTAGCATTAGGTTTAAGAATGATGAAAGCTGACCCACGAAAATCTGACAAAGATAACTCGTTTGATAAACAAGTAAAACAAATAAAACGATTTATTATGGACTTGCCAACAAATACACCTAGAACTAAAGATGTATTTAAAACAAATGTCAGAGCTAAAGAAGGCGGCAACGTAAAAGGTAGAAAAAGGGGCGGAACAAAACTAGGTGATTTAAATAAAGATGGCAAAATGTCAGGCTATGAAAAAGTCAGACAGAAAGCTATTGAAAAATCTATGGCAGCCCAAAAAAATAAATAGTGGCACGTCGAATACCAAGAAAAAAGGGGCAGCCCGCAAGGTCAAAGAAACATAGTGACCTGTATACTGATGAAAACCCTAAAGGTACAATTAGGGGATTAAAATTTACTACAGCCGCTGACGCTAAAGCATCAGTAGCTAAAATTAAAAGGTCAAATAGGAGTCATGCTCATAAAACGCAGGCTGCTATTGCAATGGAACAAAGAGCGAGAGTTGCTGGCAAAACTGGTGCGGCTCGTATTTATAGAGCATTTATTGAACAACAAAAACGGATAACTAAACGTAAGAAGAAATAAATGAACTATATAACAAGTAATATACCTTATTTTAAGGTATGGGTTCGTAGAGAATATACGACCAATTTTCAGCGATACCATGGTGAGTTTTTACATGGTATGGCTATAGCAGTAACAACCTTACCAATGAAAACATTAAGTTTTCAGATATTGTTTACAGGTTGTGATGAAGAAGAGAATGTACACGGGGGTGCTATGTGGGCGAGAATGCCACTAACTGCCCTTGTAGGAGATACACCATATGATGAATGGGCAGAACCTTTGCCTACATATTTGGCTCAGCCTTGGGATTGTCAATCGCACCATCATTCGGTTTTTGTATTGAATAGAGCAACGCCTTGTCCTTGGCAGGCAAAAATAGATAATCAGTTTTATCCGGCAAAGTATTATTTTACTATTGACTATACGGATACTGAAGTAGCTGATGACCCTGCACAACACAAACAAAGTCATGTGTTAGAATTAATGGATGCAGGAAAATGGACAGGTAATATAGTTGCGTTACCGAATAATCGTGTAAGGGTGACAAACCCTGCATGGTTTGTAACAGGTGAAGGTCCACCTGATTTTGTACCGAGTCAATGGACTCATCACTCAAAGCAAGACCCCAACTATGTTGAGGACACTGCTAGAGTATTTAATAATTTATACGCTAAGGAGAAATGATATGGCGATGCATGGTAAGAAAAAAGCTAAAGGTATGGCAAGAGGTGGAGCAAAGATGAAATCCAAAGGTTATGCTAGAGGCGGAATGAAAGGCAGAACAAAAGCTAAAGGAATGGCTAGAGGCGGCATGAAGTCTAAAGGCATGTCACGTGGTGGAGCAAAGAAAACAATGACTCTTGCTCAAATCAGAAGTATGGCTAAATCTAAAGGCTACAAATTGGTTAAAGTGTAATGGCAGCAAAGAAGAAGAAAAAATCTTCGTCTAAGCCAAAACCTACTAAACCAGCTTTATGGTCAAAAGCAAAAGCTGAAGCAAAGCGTAAGTTTAAGGTATATCCTTCAGCTTACGCAAATGCTTACGCTGCAAAACGATACAAAGCAATGGGTGGTGGCTGGCGTTCGTCATGATTGAATTTGTGCTATATGTTTACATTGGCACAGCAATTCAAAATAACACTCAAGCATTTGCAAATGTTAATGATTGTAAATATTTTGCAGAAAGGATAAATAATCAACCTCTTGTCCCTAGCAACGACGGCAAGACGAAACATAAAATAGTTGCAGTTTGTTTACCTAGAGATAAAAAATAAAAATATGTTAGACCCAATAACTTTGTCGGCTGCTGTCTCAGGGGCAACAGCTGCCTATAACGGTATCAAAAAAGCCATTATGTTAGGCAAAGAGATTGAGGATTTATCCGGTGAGTTAGGTCGTTGGATGTCAGCAGTTAGTGATGTTGACAATATCCACAAGAACTCTAATAATCCATCAACCATAGACAAGTTGTTTAATGGTTCGATTGAACAAGTTGCAATAGAAAGTTTTGCTAGTAAGAAAAAGTTACAAAAGCAAAGAGAAGAACTAAAAAACTTTTTAATTGCACATTATGGAGTCCAAGCGTGGGACGACCTAATACGCGAAGAAGGGCGTATACGAAAAGCTAGAAAGGAAGCTGTATATGCTAGGCAAGAAAGAAATAGACAGATACGAGATTACACCATTATTGGTATAGCCTGTTTAGTAGGGGCTAGTGCAGTAGGGTGGATAATATGGATAATAAGTCTTTCTACTTAGCATTATTAGGTCTTTTTGTTTTATTTTATCTTTTGCTAGGCATAAGTAAAGCAAGAGGCGAAGAAAAGCAAATGACAGCCTGTCGATTGGCAAGTCAGTTGTTAGAAGGAGATACTAGAATCTGCATATTTGTTGGAGCAAATCATACACAATACAGAGAGTATGTGCCATATGATGCAGGAGAATGTCCAAGAGAGTATCAGTGTCCTTATAGACCAAATGAAAAACCTTTTGATTTAAAAAGTGTAATCAGAAGTATAAAAGACCAATTTAGAAAGTGAGTATAAATGGCATACAAAGGTGGACTAAGAAAATGGTTCAAAGAAGATTGGCGAGATGTAGCAACAGGGAAACCTTGTGGGCGTAAATCGGCTGCTAAATCAAAGAGAAAATATCCAGCGTGTCGTCCGAAAGCAGTTGCGGACAAGATGTCTAAAGGACAAAAATCTGCAGCCGTCCGTAAAAAACGAAAAGCCGGAAATACCGGAGGAAAACCTACCAGTATTAAATGGTCCGTATCACCCTCTGGACGCAGGCGTAAACAAGTACGAAAAAAGACATGACTAAACGTAATTACAGAAAAGAATATGACCGATATCACAAACGTCCTAAACAAATAAAAAGAAGGGCATCACGTAATCAAGCTAGAGCTATTATGGCTAAACGTGGGGCGGTAACTAAAGGTGATGGCAAAGACGTACATCATACAACAGGCAATCCAATGAACAACAAAAAATTGTCTGTAAAATCAAGAAGCAAAAATCGTTCATTTGCCAGAACTAAAACAGCAAGAAAGAAGAATAAACGTGCGTAAAGAACTAACAGAATTACAACAAAACTTTTTAAATAATTTATTTGGAGAAGCAAGAGGTAATTATG